GAGGACTGGTGGAAGCAGCATCCGAGCTACAGTGCAGACAGCCCGATATTACATGCCCTGCTTGGCTGGCAGGCTTGCGCTAACCATATGCAGGATATCGTGCGCTTTCGAGCATTTAGCCAGTGGTGGAACAGCCGAGGAAAAGACCTTGGACTAGCCACGCCGCACGAATGGGCGCTCGCTGGATGGATCAACAGGAAGGAGTTGAAATAAGTAAAATGAAAATCACTGCCATCACAAGATACAAGCACGGAGAACTCTACGCGATACTCCAACGCATCGGGTGGAATCAATCTGAACTCGCTCGGAAAACCGGACTGTCAAACAGTGTAATACGGGATACTATAAATCTCGTAAGACGCCCAACGGCGGAACAAGCCGATGCAATCCAAAAAGCGATCGGCGCTGCCGGTGAATACCTAGACGTGCTATCGGAGTGGCCGGAAACTTTCGCGGGACTAAAACGCGGATACAAGTTCCAGCAAACTGCCGAAGTTGAAATGGATCGACTACTCGATCATCCTGAAGCACTCCAGATTGCCGCGCCAGAATACAAGGACAATGACGAACTACACGAATGCCTGGAATCTCTAATTTCCAAAATGCCGAATCAAATTCAAATCGTCCTGCGTGAACGATTCTGGAACGGCAAGACACACGAAGAGATTGGTGATGAAGTAAACGTGTCCAGAGGACGTGTACAGCAAATCGAATCCAAAGCTCTTAGGATGCTTCGACATCCAACATGTATAAGAAAACTGCGTGAATTGGATGGAGTGAATGAATGATGAAAGAAACGGTTGAACGCATCCTGAACCTGTTTCCAGAAGTGACATGGGACAGGTTTACTGGCTCCTTGGATTCTGACATTGGCGTTTTCGGATGGATTGCGCGACCGGACGGAAAGTTCGATTTCATCATGCTCATGATCGACAAACACGGAGTTTGGTTTTGCTCCACATCGTCCGCCGAACATTCCAAAGACTTCTCGGGACGACTCGGATTTACAGCGCATCGCGACTGTCAGCGAGTCGAGCACACTTTCAGCAACGTTAACTCAGTAAAAATCACATGATGCCGGCGATTAAAATACCTCTACGAAACAAAGCCAGGAGGGTCGTCGCTTTCGCGGTTGTGGATTCATGCGATCAATGGCTCAACCGTTGGAGATGGTCGTTGTCCACTACTGGATACGCGAGGCGCGGGACACGAACAAAAGGTCGTCGTTTCGTAAGCGTAAGAATGCACCGCGCAATAATGAATCCACCCAGAGACAAGTTAATAGACCACATCAACGGAGACCCACTTGACAACCGAAGGTCTAATTTGCGCATTGTTACGCACTCTCAGAATGGAATGAACCGAAAGGGAGCGATGCCGAATTCCACAACCGGAATTCGCGGTGTTTCTTACGATAGGTTCCGCGACAAATGGGTTGCTTACGTGAAGTTGAATCGGCGCATAGTTTTCAGAAAACGGTTCGATGATATATCGGACGCTTGCGCGGCTGCGGCTAAAGCCCGAAAGCGATTTGGATTTTTGGAGGGAGCAGCGAAATGATGCAACCTATCGAGTTTTTTGCAGCAGGAAGTCCGAAAGGACAACCAAGACCAAGAGCTTTCGCCCGAAAGATGGGATATAAATTCGTCGCCCGGATGTACGAGGAAGGTTCCGCAGAATCGTGGAAGGGCTGCATTGCCTTGGCCGCTAGGGAATTCATTCCGGCATCGCCTCTGACAATTCCCCTGCGAGTCGACCTGACGTTCTACTTTCCGCGTCCGAAGTCTCATTACCGGGCAGGCAAACACGCGCACGAGCTACGGGACGACGCGCCAAGCTGGCATTGCAAAAAGCCGGATCGCGATAACAGTGACAAGGCCGTTTTAGATGCCATGACCGTGCTGCGTTTCTGGCTGGATGACTGCCAAGTGTGTGATGGGCGGATAAAAAAACAATTTGATGACGGTCGCGGCCCTGGTTGCGTGATTCGGATAACGGAAGCATGAAAGCAATATCTCTCTGGCAGTTCTGGGCGTCAGCCATTGCTCTTCGCCTGAAATGGAACGAAACCCGCAGCTGGGCTACAAACCATCGCGGTCCAATCGCCATTCATGCCGCAAAGAAGGACACACCTATTTTACGAGGATGCTTCGACTCGATGATGTGTCGAGCGGATTTCGGTCAGCGATTCCGAGCGGCAAACCTGAACTGTTTTTCCATGCTCCCAAAAGGCGCTGTCGTGGCCGTGGCCGAACTTGTTGAGGTTTTACCGACCGAAATCATGCTGAAACGAGGAATTGTCAGTGACCTTGAAATGAATCTTGGTGATTACGGAATCAATCGGTTCGCATGGAGACTTGAAAACATACAGCCACTTCGAGAGCCGTACTTCATTGCCGGACATCAGGGATTATTCGATGTGCCGGACGAAATACTGACGCTCGTTAATTCATGACAACCATCGACCTAACCCTTTTGCTCAAAGCTGCCGATTACCACGAGTCAGCGGCGACACTGGCCCTTGCGCGAGCCGATGAACTCAAGGCCATGCAGGAAGCCTCTGACGCGCAGAAACGTCGCGCCGACAGTCATAGCCGGTTCGCTGAGGTCATCAGGCGCTCGCATCGAGCTTTGCAGGCGCGAGACCGCAAGCGTCTTCCGGCCAATGCTCCAACACTTGAACAGGCCATCGAGTACGGGAAAGAAATCGGCATGTCAGGCAGTGACGCGACCGAATGGTATGATGCCATGCTGGCGCGCGGATTCCTCATCGGAAAAAGCCACATCCCGATGAAGGACTGGAAAGCAGGACTTCGGAACGGCAAACGAATGCTCCGAAAATTTAGTAGCGAATCAAAGAAGGTAGAAGCCCGTGACCCCGAGCAGTGGCGAGACTTTCTCAAATCGGTCGGACAGCCATACCGGGAATACCGTTACGCGACCAATTACCTTCAGTCGGATTTCAACAGTTATCTCAAAGGGGAACGGAAACTTTTATGAATAAAACTACTGTGACAGGCTATCCATTGCAGTGGCCGCGGGGCTGGCCGAGAACCGAGAAGCGCGAGCCTTCGCGTTTCAAGACAACGCTCGCCGCGGCGCTGAATTTTCTCAAGGAAGAAGTGGGTCGATTAGGAGGAAAGAACTTAGTGCTTTCCAGTAATGTGAGCCTCGGGAATGAGCGAGTGGCCGATGTGGGTGTGGTCGCATACTTCGAATTGCGTGGACAGCATATCGCCGTTCCGTGTGATCGCTGGCAGAATGTACAGGACAACGTAAAGGCGATCGGGCTGACCATCGAGGCAATGCGCGGTATGGAGCGATGGGGCGCCAAGCACATGATTACCGCAATGTTTTCAGGGTTCAAGGCGTTGCCTGAAAAAAGCGGCAGATCACCATGGGAGATTCTCGAAATAAGAGACGATTCCACTGAGTCGGAAGTGTTGGCGCAATACCGAAAGCTGGCGACTCGCGCGCACCCCGATGCTGGCGGCAGCGTGGATGCGTTTAGGGAGCTTTGCGAGGCCAAAGACGTGGCGCTGGCGACCATTCGCAGCCGATGAGTTCGACGAATGTCAAAGCGTAACTCCAAGCCAGACTTTCAGGAGCGTGTCACCTATCTCCCCGAAACGATGCGTCTTTTACCGCAGTCGCCAGACGCAGAGCAGGGCGTGCTTTCGGCCTTTCTGCTGGCCCCGCGTGAAGTCGGCGGCATGTGTGTCGAACGCGGCATCACGAGCGAATTCTTTCACACGCCAGCGCACGGCACCATTTACCGCGCCATGCTGGATATGTGGAACCAGAACAAGCCGGTCGATGTCATCAGCGTCACGCAGGCTTTGACTGATGCCTTGGCTATTGACTCCGTGGGCGGTCCTTATTTCGTTTCGCAGCTGATGACGTTCGTGCCGACGGCAGCGAATGCCGGCTATTACCTCGACATTGTTTGCGACAAGGCTCTCTTGCGTCGGATGATCGTCACTGCGACCGAGTACGCCTCTCGCGGGTACGACGAACAGGAAACGCCCCTGGAACTGGTAGACGAATTCGAATCAAAGCTATTGTCGATCCGCGGCAACATAGGACAGGGCCGACAGGTGGATACGAAGGAACTGGTAATGCAGGCCATGGAGTCCATTGAAGCCATTTACGAGCGGCGCGGAGCCGTGACGGGCTTGGCAACCGGATTCGTTGAACTGGACAAGATGATTGATGGGTTTCACCCGCAGGACATGATTGTCATTGCGGCCCGACCGTCCGTTGGAAAAAGCGCATTGGCGGCCAACATTGCTGACCACATCGCCATTGAATTGGGCCATCCCGTTGCTCTGTTCTCGCTTGAAATGTCCAGCCAACAGCTGATGCAGCGATTCCTTTGCTCGCGTGCGCGGGTTAATCTTCAGCGGGTTCGGGACGGCTTTCTCCGTGAGCGCGATTTCCCGAGTCTCACGAATGCCGCTGCACGGATTGCCGAAAGCCGCTTGCTGATTCAGGAATACGTCGGGCTCAGTATTCAGGACCTCAAGGCCAAGGCCCGCCGGCTGAAGCGAGAGCAGAATATCAAACTGATTATCGTCGATTACCTTCAGCTGCTTCGGTCAAACACGAAACGCGGACAGGAAAACCGGCAGCAAGAAGTTTCCGAAATATCGTGCGGTATCAAGGAAATCGCCCGCGAGCTTAATATCGCCATCCTGGTATTGGCCCAGCTGAACCGCGACATTCAGAAACGCGGAGGAAAACCCCGGCTGTCTGATCTTAGGGAATCCGGCTCGATTGAACAGGACGCCGACATTGTTGCTTTCATCAATCGAGACGAGATGAACGCCGAAACGCAAGAAGAGAAAATGCAACTCGAAGGCAAGGCGGACTTAATCATTTGCAAACAGCGGCGCGGCCCGACGGGTGAAATACCGCTTACTTTTTTGGCCGAATATACGAGATTCGAGGATCGCGCCAGAGAACCTGAACCAGAACCAAACCTGCTATGACCGAACAACCGATACTTATCGACCAGCAACCAACGCCGTTTGCGCGAGACTTGCACCGGCAGTTCGAGGCCATGAAACAGGCCGTGGAGCACAGCAACCGCTGCTTCAGCCACGAGCCGACCAGGGACGCGGCCATCGCTGCGTTTACGGAGGAGGCACGGTGAGCGACATTGTGTTCACGCGGGAATGGGACATGCCATCGGCTGACACGTTCACTGTTCCGGCAATCGGCTGTTTCGTGAAACGGCACTTGCTGAATTCGAAAGTTTCAGTTGATCCATTTGCCAGAAATTCACGGCTCGCAACGCACACTAACGACCTGAATCCAAACACCAGCGCCGAGTATCACATGGACGCGGAAGATTTCCTGCGATGCCTTTTCGATAAAGGTATTCGATGCGACATGGCGATTCTCGATCCGCCATACAGTCCGAGGCAAATCGCAGAGTGCTACAAGGAGGCCGGAATCTCCGTAGGAATGAAAGAGACGCAAAACGCGGCACTCTACGCACGGATTAAAACCGCTCTGCTTCCGTGCCTAACACCGGATGCAGTTGTGTTGAGCTTCGGTTGGAACTCTGCCGGAATGGGCAAGAAACACGGCTTTGAGAAACTGGAAATAATGCTGGTCTGTCACGGAGCAGCACATAACGACACCATTTGCATGGCTGAACGCAGAACCGAAAATCTGCAAGGCAACCTGATATGACCACCGAACCTGAAACATGCCCTTAGTTCGGCAGGCCGTTGCTAGAGGAACAATTATGAAACAAGAAACCAAACCAAAAGCACGTAACCCGAAACAGAACAACCGCCACGCCTATGGCAATGGCAACGGTAAAATCGGCAAGAAAGCCGACCGGATCAGGAGGGCCGCTGAAAGGGGCGAGACGTGAGCAACGAAATTAAACCATGGATAGTAAGATGGGAATCCGACACAGGAGCGCATTGTGGGCGAAGGTTTAGAACTAAAAAGCAGGCATTCGCGTTCGAATACAAGCTTAGGATCAGGTATATTGATTCTTCGTCGTTTTATCTACCAGTAAGGAGAAAGAAATGAAGCCGATCCGCATCCAACTGCGCAGGAAGAAAGGCTGGCGATTGCCGGCCAACACAATCGTCGTAACCCGCGCCACGAAATTCGGCAACCCTTTCATTGTCGGCAAGCACGGCACGCAAGCTGAGTGCGTCGAATCATTCCGGTTACTGACTCGCGGAATATACTCCTTTGGCCCCGGTCCTGATAACTTCAAGGAACAGAAAGCATTCTTGGAGCACATGAAGAAAAATCTGCCGAATCTGCGCGGGAAGAATTTAGCCTGCTTTTGTAAAGAGGGAACGCCTTGTCACGGGACTGTGCTTCTCGAAATCGCCTCAATGCCTTCGCCGTTCGCCGCATGAGCGCAACTAACATGGTGAGGAAACCATGCTTATGCGGTAGTGGCCGCCAACGGGGAGGGAAACCTCCCCTAATCTTTACCGCGCTACCTTGTCGAACCGCTGCAAGATTCGCTGACGGAGTGACACGGCTTCGTCGTACGTCGCTTTGCCTTTCGCGTCCAGTGACCGCTTGAATTCTTCATCGGTCGAATTCTTGCCCGTGAAAGGGTGCATGATGCTGGTGTGAAAACCCGCCTTAATCTTTGCCGGACTCTCGCCTGAATCTTTGAGCTTTTTGTATTCCGCCGCGGCTCGTTCCTGATCGTTGTCCTCAAGAGCGTATCGAAGCTGCTGGTACTTGCTCACCGGGTAAGTGCCGGTATCAGTCGGGAGACCATGCGCCTGCTTCCAGTCATGCGCCAGACCGTACGTGTTGCTGATTGGCGAGTATCGCGACGTATGAACGCCGACAGCACCGAGAAACTGTTCCCACGGCGTCACGGGATTATCTCGCGTCGTCTTGGTCAAATCGCGCAATCCTGGCACCTGCTTTATCGAAATCGGAATGAATGTTGTCAGTGTTTCGCCAAGCGCATCCCATCCAGAAACTTTCTCGCCCCGGTAATTGACACCCGTACCGGCTTCCTCGAATCCACGCGCAATCGGCGCCAGTCTGCCCTGAATGAACGATCGGGTGTCAGTGACGGCTTTCAAAGCATCGCCCTGCACGGACCGGATTTCGTACCGACGATTGCCGTTTACGACAGAGAACGCATCCCGAGGTTTCCAGTGAGGATCTCCGTCGAGCAACTGATTCAGCACTCGCGCCGTGGAATAGATGACGGCTCCACCGAGAAGCACCGCGGTGATCTGCTCACGTCCGACCTTTGCGCCTGTGGCTCCCTTGGCAGCCTGCAAGGCGAATCGAGCGCGAGACTCCGTGAAATCAGGAGCCAGCACCGACAGCCGCAGAAAGTGCTGTAGCGTCGGGTCGCGTCCAAGATCAATCATGTTCAGATGACTCGTCGCTGCGTTCACCTGATGGGCCGTCAAATACTGCACGTCATCGAGCGTCACCTTGCCGGCGGAAAGCTCCTTCGCGTAGATGTGCTTGTTCCGCTCGAAAATCGTGTCGGCCATCCGAAGTTTCAGCGCCGGGATGTACCGGGTAAAGAGATCATCGCTGATGAACTTTGCGGCTTTGCCTACGATCGGCACGCGGCCAAGCCTGCTGACGCCACCGGTTCCTTCCATGAAAGACGCTGCGCTGACGCTATCAGGTGCCAGCATCAGGCTGTGGCGCATCCAGTTGGTCACGTTCGGGTCATTGTAATCGACCATCTTCAGCCCGAGCGATTTTTTCACCATTTCGTTGAGCACTGGAATCGGCGCGCTGGCGATGTTCGCCACGGATTTGCCAAGCTCGCCAAGCGGATTAACCCGATGCTCCGCAACGTGCTCGCCAATCGTTACGTAATGGAAGCCGGAGAACGAGAACAGCGCCTCTTTCATCAGTCCCTGGGCGTTGTCGAGCCCGCGCACAATGGTCTTTGGTATCTCTGCCAGCGCGCTGCCTTCGCTGTTGTACCAGTTGGAAATCTTCGATGAACCGAGAATCCTGTTGAGATGACCGGCGACATCGGGATGAACGGCCAGATCACTCTGCATTAGGATCGGTTTACCGTTCTCATCCTCGCCAACCCATTTCCATTTCTTCAAAGCCGGATGTTCGGAGTCCTTGTAATCAGCAGCGGATTCAGCCGTACCTGTGGCGTTCTTCACCTTGGTCTTTGCCTCTGGATAGGCCAGATGCACCTGAACGCCTTTGTTGTCTTCAACGGAGCGCAAAAACCCTTTCGGAGACACGAGCGGGCGACCGTCTGATGCCCGGCCTTCTGATAGGTCAGCAATCAGCTTCCGCGTCGCGATGACTTTGTTCAACTCGGACGAGTACAGCGCCATCAATTCGCCAATGTGATCCGTTAATGGAACCATCCCGTCCGTAAGTTTTTTGCCAGTAACGGGATCGAATATCGGCTGCTCTCCCTCAAATGCCGTATCAATGGAACGCCGTAGCGAGAAGCTTGCTGTAGATTTAAGACGCCTTCCGGTCAGTGCAAAAGCGCGTTTGTTTGCATCCCCTGGTTTCCATTGGCGATTCACGTAAGCGTCTTTGCCTTCGTCGATGACGCCCCACTTTTGGGCGAGTTTTTCTTTGTCGGCGTAGAACTTCTCGACCTTATTAGCGAAGGCTTTCTCTTCCGGCCCGAATAGCACAGCAGCATCATATTTATACTGCGTCCTTTTGTTTTTATTCGTTGCCTGCCAACGGTTCAGAACTTCATCCTGTGTTTCTCCCGTTCGGGCTGCTTCTCCTTTTGCTTCAATCCATGTCCGAACAGCGTCAACATTCGCTTTATCCGGCATTGCCTTATTCGCGGTATCCACCAAGTCATGTGCTTCCAGAAACGAGCGTTGCCCGGATTCAGACAGACCGTTGATCGACTTTTTGAAATCCGTGAAGCGCGGAATGTCAGTGACTTCCTTGGCGGCTTTCTTAGCCCAATCCCACACGCCCGAAACGTCAATAGCGCCACGCTCCCGCGCATGAGGCAGCATACCGCCGTTGATGACGTTCCATGCGCGTTCGAGATACGGCCTGATCTTGGCTCCGAACTCGCGCACCATTCGGGCGCTCCATTGCGCGAACTCCATGCCTTTCGTAAACACGGCGCGTCCAGCATCCACGATGTCGCCAAGCACATCGGCATTGATGAATCCGGCCTCGCCGCGCTTCGGCTTCTTCATCTGGAAATCGGATTCCGGTCTGGCCTTCAGGCGCTCGACTCGTTCAGGAGATGGGACATGCGGTGTCCGAACTTCAACGTCGCCCGCGCGAGTGAACACATTTCCTTTTCCCATCGTTCCAGCCTCGATTGATTTGAACGGTCCGGCTCCTTTGAGCACGTTGCCGCTCATCACGTCTTTAACCGGAACTGTCGAGATTCTGCCTTTTTGATCCGTAGCACGTACAAAAGTTGCACCTTTCGGCAGGTCAATCTTTCCTTTTAGGTCAGACTCGGTGTGCGCCAAGTCCTGAACCGTTGCAGGTTTTGAAACAGGCGGTTCGACAGCGGGCTTGGTTTCCTGTTTCGTTTCCGTCGGCGTCTCTGTAACAGGCTCAGTTTTCGCCGGTTCGTTTCCGGCTGATTTCCCAGCCGTTTCCATCGCTTCCGTCGGGACCGCGCCGCCGTACTTGTTTTTGATCGCCTCAGATTCTTTCCAGAGCGGCTCAAACTGCGGGTCGTTCAGATCGCCGATTGCCGTCAGCTGCTTCTGAATCTCGTTGTACCGCTCAACGTCCGCTGGCGCTGCTCCCTCGCCAGCAGGGGCAGCGCCACTGGGCGGTTCTGGCGACGTTGTTACCGGCGCTTCTTTGGCTTCCGGCGAAGGCGTTTCCCGTGTATCTCCCGTTTCAGCTTTGACTTCTGGCGTTTGCTCAGGGGTGACGACCGGCTCAGGAGGTATCTGACCTGACGGCGCGTTGGGTTCGTTGGCATTGGATTCTCCTTTTAGGCTGTTCAAAAAGTCAGTTTCCGCCTGATGAAGCTCAGGGACGGGTGCCGGTTGCGCTGTGGCTGGCGCTGGCTGCTGCTCGACTGGCGGCTCGCTGGATGTGGCTGGTTTCGGCTCAGGCCCCTTGGCGGTCGTTTTAGCGCGTGCCTCAAGTACTTTTGCCGTCACGGGAAGACCTTCCTTGGCCAGCTTTGCGCCTCCAACGGCGAAAATGGCAGCAACAGCCGAGTCAGCGGCATCCTCTGGACGATGAGTCACAGAGAATTCGCCAGCTTTCTTGCCCGATTCAGCGGCCATTTGAGATCCGAATACTGTTCCAAGCAAAACCTTCCCCGCTGGACCCGCGCCAACCAAAGCCAATGCCGCTCCTGCCGGGCTTTGTGCGAAGTTCGCGGCGCCAACAAGATCGTTTACCGTCTGTGTGGCGAGCCTCTCGCTTGTGCCGGCTGATGCCGGCGGTTTTGGAACAGTCGGAATTTCAAAAAGCGGGTCGGTAAGAGACTTGGCCTGTCCGTAGCTGGCTTTCAGGGGAGCGGTCGAAACCAGCATAGGATCGAGAGAACGTTCCGGACGGGACATCTCATGCAGAGCCGTCAGACCAGCGAATTCCGGGTCTTTTGAATTATCAGCCAGCACCCGCGCCAGATGATCCTTGGTAGCGGCCCGGCTCTTTATGTCGTCCATCTGCTTCTGGTTCTCTGCCTGCTGACTGGCTCTCGCCGCCGGAAGAAGCGTTTCGATATTGACGGCGGAGGGCTGCGGAGCCGATGATGTCTCCCGATTAGGGGATGCTCCACTCGAACCTTCACCGGAACGGGTGGGGCTTTTTTCTTGGGTATCAGGGACGAAGCGCCCGGTTCGCGCCGGGGCAGCGGTATCGGCGACAAATGGCATGGCCTACTCCTGCCACGTTCCAGCTTGGCCCGCCACGATAATCCTGTCGCCCGGTTTAATCGTACCGGCTTTCGCCGCGGCTTCAGCTTCCGCTTCGGACTGGAATTTAGCAGGCTGATTCTGTGTTTGAACCGTCGGTTGCCCTGATGCCGCTTGAGCCACTTTTCCGAGTTCAGGGTATTGCTGCCACCAGCCTTTGAGCTTTTCCTGCGCGGACTTAGCCGCTGATTTCTTCGCCTCAACATCTTTTTGAGAGAGTCCAAAGGGATTCAGCACACTCTGGTTCTTGTACGCTTTGTCCGCTGCATCGTACTCAGACTGCGCCGTTGCTGCCTCGGTCAAATCAGTGCGATATTCAGACTTCTCTTTGGCCGTCATCGGGATGGCCTCGGGTATCATCAGCACGGCGCTGCCGTCCGGGTTTGTCTTGTACTCGCCCTGGCCTCGAATATGGAAAAGCTTCATCCGGTCGCTGTGATCCATGACCTTGACGCCTTCAGGAACGGGCCGGGTCGGATTCCCGTTTGCATCGAAGGGATAAACGTTGCCGTCATCCCCAAACAAGATACGCGCGGCTTTGTTGCTCGGACGATATTGATTGAGCTTTCCGTTGTGAACAAACCACTCGATGCCGTCTTCGTCCCGATACGTGTTATGCTCGGGAACGGCTGTCATCCCGGCGGTCAACTGCGCTGGATCGTTCACGGACATCCGCTGACGCATCTTTGCCGTGGCCGCATTCGCTGCAACGCGGCCAAGAATCGTTTTTGCTTCCCGGTTGGAAATTCCCGTGCCGCTCAACGAGCGAGCCGCATCGTGGACTGATTGCAGGACTTCATCGGGAGCCTGCGCGCCGACCGGGCTTTGATCGAACAATGCTGCGGTGCCGGAAGTCTGATCGGCTGGTCCGCTTGGCAAAGGAACCGCCGATGCTGCTTCAGACGGGCTGTTCGTAGCCCCACCCATCAGGCCCATGACCATTTCATGCGGCGATGGCTGTTGCTGTGGGGCGTTCCCGATATTAACCTGATCGGCGTTCTGGAAATTGGCCGCTGGCAAAGCAGGCTGCTCGGTCGGAAGCGCGCCTGACACCGGCATTGGTCCTGCGGTATCGACTGGCGCCGGGGCGATGCCCTGCGTGGCTGCTCCGGCTGGGTTGAATACAAACGGCTGATTGGCCTGTAACTCGGACGATAGCCGAAGCGCGTCCATCCTGTCCCCGGCAAGCTGGTGTTCATGCTGCCATTGGGCCACCTGATTCATCCGGGCTTCCTGTTGTCTGGCAAACTCCATGTCCTGCGCACGTTGCCGGGCTTGTATCGCCACTTGAGCAGCAAAATTCGCCTCGTCCATGCGCTGACGACGATCGGCCAGAATCGCGGCCATTGCTGCGTACGGATCAGCCGGAGGAATAATCGAGAGTGCCATGTCAGTACCGGAAGTTTCCTCCGCTGGATTGTCCGCCGCCGCTGGTGCCGTTGTACGCGTTCATGGCCTGCGTGCTGGACGCAGCGAGCGCGTTCCATGGCATGTTATCCGCCGCGGCGTGAGCGTAAGCGCGCTGGCTGGCAGCATTCAGAAGACCTTGGTTGCTCTGTTGGATAAGCTGATTCTGTTGCATGGCCCACGGGACCGTCTCATCGGGGGTAAGGAACATCTGTTGTGGCAGATTGTAATCCTGCGTAGGAGCTATTCCCTGCGCAATCTTCGTGATGTCACCAAGAATGCCGCCTCCTGTCTCAATCCCCTGCAACTGAGTTAATCCCAAATCCTTGAGCGAAAACGGAAGCGATGATCCCGGAATGCCAACGGTGTTCGCCAGTTCGCCCGATGACGAAAGGCTGTCGAGCACGTCCGAATACGGAAGCTGGCCGCGCAACAGCGATTCGCCCGCGTGTCCGTAAGTAGCAAGCCCCTGAGTGAAGCCCGGCGTCAGCGTGTTGATTCGCTGCATCATCTGTTTTGTGATGAACTTGTTGGAGTTCTTATCCAGCGCCTTGATGTAATTGAGGTTATCGAGGTTTCCTTTTACCGTGTCCTGTTGTTGCTGGGTGAAATCAACAGGCTTGTACGGTGCTGCTTGAATCGAATTGGCCGCATTCGAGAGCGCGCCTTTCTGTTCATTAGCCGCCCATACTTGGACTCCAGTATTTATCAAACCAGAGATGATGGAACCGACATTCATCCCTCCCATTCCTCCGCCGCCTGCGGCACCCATTAGAGTGACCTCCGATGTGATTGATTGTTCATAGGGTTAATATCTGAAACGAGTCCTGCGGGAGCGTAACGATGTTCCCATGAAATGACGAGCGCCCGCAAAAGCAACTTGATCGTGCGAAGCTTTTCCTATCTCGCGGGCTTTCTCGCCGGCGAACAGCGAGAGCGCGGTTTCGAGATGAAGCGCCATGGATTTCAGGTCATTCGATCCTTTGTTGAGTTTGCGGTTCAGCCGGAAGTAATGCGTCAACTGCTCGAACCCGAGATGATTGTCAGACTCAACGATGTCGTTGTCGTCCGTGAGCGGGAAATAACGGCGTGATGCCCGGACGTTCACCTGAATGCAGTGACCGGAAATACCGTTGATCCGAAGACGTTTGTAAGCCGGTATGGTTTCGTCGGGAGCATACCGGGACAGCACGCGCCCGGTCTCGTCGGCCAGAACGACCATTCCGACCGTCACGTCCTTGACGATACCCATTGGCTTACGCAGTTCGGAGACGCGCATCTCCGTGGCCTGGTACTCGTTCGTAAGCTCAAACTCTTGCTCGAACGAATCGCCCATTTCGTTAATGCCGTATATGGCGAACCGTTTGCCGATGTCTTCCTTGCGCACGGCGTACACCTTGAGTTTTCGAGCGATGTTCGGCGGTAAATCCCGTTCGGTCGGCCAGATGCTTCCCATGTCGTCCACCGAAAGCCCGCAATCATACCACGGCTCAATGCCAACCTGCCATTCACGCCAGCTGCTATGCAGCGTCAATGGCCGACGATTAAACCAAATGCCCTCCGGGGTCTGCATGTCGCGTGGCAGCGTGATGCCGCGATAAGTTTGACCGCATGGGCGGCAAGTCTCGCAAAAGGTCTGCACCTCGAAACACTGAACGGCCTCGCGAAAGAGCGGCAGCCGGTCGTATTGATGGTATAGCCATTGCCTTTCATCGTTCACGAGCTTCGTGAGCGCATCCTTGTCGCAGCTGCCCGCCGCGCTGCTGATCGCATCCCTGATGTCGGATAGAAGTGCGTATCCCATTTAGTCTTTCTCGATCTTCTCCTCGATCTTTGCCTCGAAGGTCATTCCGCCTGTCGGAACACCGAAAAAGTGCGCGGTGAAAAAGTTTGTGGATTTATTGGTCAACGCCCAGCCGTAATGCGTGAAGCCCGCCGGGGTCGTCCAGTCGCCATTCGAGTAAAAGAGCGGTGTCAGGCTGACGAAGAAATCGCTGGTTCCGATGTCTTTGAAGGAAAAGGTAACGTCGGATTCACCGGAGTCTGCGAATGCTGCGGTGAACCGGGTCTTTGGAAACACGACCGATGGAGTCGATGGCTCGATGATCGGTATCCATGCCTGAGTCGCTGCGTCCCATGTTTTAGGCACTCCGATTGGCGTGTTTGTAACTGGGTCCGCCGGCCACCAGACTTTCGTGATGTCCTGCGGGGCGACCGTCGAAAGCACGATCGGGTTATTGCCGAAAATCTCAAGCGTGACGACCAGACGACGGATAATCTCCCGCATCGTTTCATCCGGCAACCGATCACTGGCGGATTTTAGAACGAAATCCAACGTCAGCGGAACTGCGGCACCGTTCGCCACTGCTTCCGCCTGCGCCGACAACGCCCCGAATTCATCAGCCAATTCTTGCCACTGCGCTTTCGTCAGGTTGCGGAGTTGCGCTACGTTTGTGCCTGATGTGTTGGCTGTCATGTGTCGAGGGTAAGGTTGTCAAGCCACGCCGAACCAGTGCTGTATTCCCAGTCGTTGTAATCGGTCGGTGACTTTTCCTTTAGCGTTTGAACGAGTGCTTTGCAAGAGAACTTGTCTTCGTCGATGTCTTCGGTTTGGACCTTCACCCGGATGCTCTCAAAGGTCGCGTACCCGATCCAACGAATCAAAAACTGCATGTACCGGCCCTGATTGTTGGAGCATTCCGACGGGATTTGACCAAGCGGTATCGCCACGCAGCCGGGGTCGTTGTCAATAAACACGTCGTCCGACGGGTCGATCGTGATCCGGCCAGCCTTCCAAAACACCCACTGGCTGCTCGTCTCAGTCCTGAACCAAACCCCGAAAGTAGTTGTCTGTCTGATGTTACGGAGGAAAAGCGTTCCGACCGTGAACTGCTTCTTTGCCAAGGGCCATTTCGCTGTAATTCCCCTGGTAGTAAGTTGTGAAGAAATGGGTTGCTTGGTGCCGTCCGGCAACAGGTCGTACGTCAGGTCTTGCGTGAATTCAGCAATCCGGTTGATGCCGTCGTTCCCTTGACAGATCGCAAACTGGCGTTCGTCGTCCGAGGCGCTGTTGACCAGTTGCATGATACGCGCGGCCAATCGCGGGAACGTCCAGAGCCCTTCCCATGCAGGTTGCGCGTCAATGACAGGGAATGGGTCAACGTTGTAGGATACAATGCCGCGGTGCCACCGGTATTTTCCGCTTACAATCGGGTACACGGTGCAGAACACGCGGTTCGCGTTCATCCACTTATCCACCGATGCGAACGCCAGCCAACGCGGGTAATCGTTTTCGAGGAACGGTCGCGCCTTGAGACTGATGCTACGGTGAGGGTCGCCGTCCTCCTGCGAGAAGGAAGCTGCGCTGCGAAGCGTCTGGATGCCCTGACGTGAACGAAAGAACTGATCGCCGTTGTACACGCAAAGCGCGTGCTGCCCGGTTGCCCCGGTATCGAGCAGCACAATGTCCTGCATTGGCGTTGTCGCCCAAACGCTGCGCGGGGCGATATTCGTATTCAACGAAAAGATGCCGTTCCGGCAATGGTAAAGGATAACCCGGTATCCATAGAGGCTGTTTTGCTGCGGCAGAATTGCGAACGCCACGATGTCGCCCATGATCGACGGCGGCGTGAAATACGTACCGGTATTGAAATAGGTCTGCTCTTGGAACGATAGAAGATCGCTGGCGTTGGTTTTATGAACGGTGTTCAGCCCGTCGGAAAAAAAGACGAGCCGACGGTTTACCACGACGCCAAGCCGGCCAAACGCTTCGACCATTAGGGTTCCGGCATTCGGTATTCTGCTTCGCTGTTTATCGACGGTGTTGTACCCGGCGCTCGTCGTGGCCGGGTCCGGGTAGCTCCAAATAAAACAGACGCCTTCTCCGTCCTGCATGAGCGCGATATTTTCCGCTACGCCCCACCAGATTTGATGCAGCATGGCGTTGTGATAAATGCCGTTGCTGATGTCTTTCAGGACGCATTTCGAGTTGATGTCTTTGCCTTCCCATGTAGCAACGAGTTTGCGGCCTCCGAACGCCATCAGGATCATTTCCGTTTCGGCTGCGAACGTCAACGCGCCTTGTCCGAGTCCGGGATTGAACGCCTTTGCTCCCTGGAAGTTTTTCTTCTGAGCGAAAGCGAGCGTCACGTCGTCGTCGCTCGTGAAATCCCGGATAATAATTCCGTGACGGGTGGTTGCCATCCCGTCAACAAGCTCGACATTGGTTGCCCTGACGTACTCGTTCTCGGTCAGCTTCCACGGAACATTGTCCGCCGCGTTCATGCCGCCGCTGGCGAACAGAAGTGCTACGTCAGAAACTTCGGGCATTGGATCATCCCGGCAGAGTGAACAGGCTCGCCGACGAATGTTTGAATACTGACGGCTGGCTGGTTGTTTTCACCTTGATGATGACCGTGTGAGAGCCCGCGGCGATATTCGTGATGATGTAGTTGCCGGAAAACTGGTTGGTTAGATTAGTGGCACTGAACGCCCACTCCTTAATCAGGTTCCCGTCGATAAACAGACCGAACGTGAGATTTTCAGCCGCATCATCTTTGACCGAGAAATCAATGAATGCCGTCGCATAATTGAACGTCAGTGTGCCGAAATCCAAATGCGGAGAAATCGACGTGTAGGTGTTGTTGACGTTGACCGTCGAATTGGCATCGCTGGAAATTGTTGAGCGCGTCGCAGCCGGGGCTCGGAAAAACTGTTTTACCGTCGGCGAATAATACCCGAGCACAGCGTCCGTCACTGATCCCGGAAGCACTGCGATTCCGCCCGTAATATCGACATCGCTTCCATCCTTCTGCGCGTACGTGTTGGTCGTCAGCGCATCCGGTCTTACCAGAGGATGAACAAGCGGGTCAGTATCCGCGAGCGTCTTGGCCCGGACAACGCTATCAGCCGGGTCGATTGCCCCGACGATTACGCGCTTATCGGTAAGCGAAAGCCGTGTGAGCGCGTAAATCGGGTTATTGTCGATGTCGAGGGAGCCCGTCGGATAACAGCCAATCAGCCCGGAATAGGTGCGGCCTGCAACCGAGCAGGGCGAGACGGCGTTGACGTTTGAAATGTCGAGCAGTCCAAAGTTTCCGCCGCCCGTTACTACCGCGAATTGCCCGGTCGAAGGTGCCCCGAACATTTTCCAGTTGAACGAATCGTCGCCAACGATGAAGAACGGGAATTGGCCGGATGAAAGAAAATCCGTGTCGGGGATGTTGCGATTCGAGTACGGAAGCCGAAGAACCGGTTTGTCTTCAATGTACGCCCCGAGCCCGCTTCCGTCGTAAAATGCAAACCCGCGTTTTGTCTCCTGCAAGAACGCCATGCAGTTCGTGCCGGGCTTCACCCCGAGCAGAGCCACGCGCGGTATCGAGACAAGCCCCATCAGCCTGTCGTCGCAGATCAGGTTGCCGTCACCGGACGGCATGTTTGTCGGGTCGCTATCGAAGCATGAATCGCAGGCCATGGAAAAGAATGGCTGCTGCGATTAGTCTGTTCGGCTGTATCCGATGGCTACGACATCAACCTTGCCAGATGTGCCGGAAGCCGAGACGTTGAATTTCAGTTTGTCGCCAGCGTTGAGAATAGATGCCGCGGTACTGGACAACACGATGCGCTGCGCAAGGGTCGTATCTCCGTTGGTATTCAGCGCGGTCGCCGGAACGATCGAGACAGACGATCCGGTAACGGTACAGGTTCCACCAGTGATCGCGGTCTTTGGCTCAATTACGATTTCCAGCGGAATGTAACTGCGTTTGGCCGGCACGGTGTAAATTACCGTCGAGCTTGTCGCCGTCAGCGAGACGCCTTGGATGCGTTTCACGTCGAGTGAATACCCGTCGTTGCTGTTCTGTGTCGCAATCGCCTGAACGTCTTTCGGCGCGAGGTAATTGTTCCCATTCAGATTGACGCCTTGGGCGAAACACCCGATGGACATCGCGAAAATGGCGATGAACGCCATCAGGAAGGAGTGCTGTTTCATGCCGGACGCCTACCATATTCCGGGCGCTTGGCAAGTCTTTTCAGAGGGATTTACGAGCCCATCGGAATCAGAGCGTACACCGTTCCGTTGATGTTCGCCGCTCTCCCTGGCATGAAGCTGTAGAGAAAATCAACCTCATCAGTGCCTCCATTGCGCGGGTCAGCCGGGATCTCAAGTTCAATCGCAGCCGCAATGCTCATTTCCCCGCTGTCCTCAGATGGTCCCTCGTCATAGGAAACGCATGGGATTCGCTGGCCGGTGCTGATTCGCGTAATCCAGCCCTGTGAACCGATGGCCACGCCCTTGCATAATCGACGCACGATCGAGGGCACGACAAGACCGGGAACAGCCGCGCTGTCAACGTACCTGTCCACGTCTCGGACAGGTAGGTGGCGCCACTGATAAGCCGTGGTTGATATGTATGCGCCCGGATCAGGGTCAGTCTCGCCCTGCAAAATCTTCGTGTCCCCGAGCACAAGCAGGCCCGGCCATTGATCGACCAGTGTTTCGCCACGCGGATCATGCGCGTTCTGGATGTCGTCCAGACCCGAGTTGTCAGGACGGTAACAGGCTATTCCGCCAGTGCGACCGTTGGCACCGTCTCCGTTGATCGTCGCGTTCCCCTGCCACACGACGAGCCCGCTGTCGAGTTGCCAAACCGGGCATCCTGTTTTCGCGATGGTATGGAGTTTTGTGCTCATGCGCGCTTGGTGTGGATGGTTGTGAGGATCATAATTGATGCACTGTTGCGAATTGCGTGTTCCAAATTGTTTCAGCGTATTCGCAAGCCTGCGCCATGCTCCAATGGCTTGGCGCTCTGAACGGGTATCCTCTTCCATCTGATTTCCACGCCATCCATGCAACAAATTGACTGCGTTCGTCAGGCTGTAATTTTTCGAGCATAGCTATACAATCCTGCTCGGATCGCTCCGTCTTGCGTACTCGTTCCAGATGTGTTTGCCAACTGTCATTACGGCTTCGTAGACCTCGAACCGTTGGATCTTGTTGGCACCACATTTCCACATGCCATCGATCAGAACTCGGTTGCACATTTCGAATGTTAGCACTTTGCCGCACGGCAGCTTTCCAAGGCAGCGGAAAAGTTCATCGTGCGGCGAGGAGGCGTACAGGATTTGCGGGCAATCGTCGTCCACAAGATTCCTGAATACGTGCGGCACCGATGCGAAGTCCGTAATTGTCCCGGCGGGAGCCTCAATGGTCGCGTCGAACCGGTCGCTCACGAACTGAAACGGCGTCACGTAGCGCCAGTAAGTTGTGTCCATGTAATCGTTCTTGCCTGCTCGCATTGCCTCCCACGGACTCAGCGCCACCACGTTGTACGGCAGCGGGAACACGCGCCGGAACTCTGCTTCCGTTATGCCGTTGTTGAGGATCAGGTCGGACATGCTTTGTGTTTAGGTAAATTCCAAATCAGGCACATCGGGAGATTCCATAAGTTCGATTAAGGATTTCAGAAGATCAATCATTTCCCCTCTGTTCTCTGGCTGCTTTATTATTGACGTTACAAGGATCAATTTTCCATCGCATCGAATTTCTATTCGCTTGGTCAAATCGGCCTGCAATGCGGCCGCGTCATGCCGGGTTGACTTGCGTCCGAGTTTCATTTTGAATCCTTTTGTTGATATTCCGAAAGTTCTTGCGGTTGACGCTCAAATACGCTCGGAAACAGTTTCTTTGCCTCTTCAAGCAATCGGTTAGGTTCACCTTCGAATCCTTTGCCAATAAACGCACTGACGCAGTTTGGCCGACTATCAACAGAACGATCCCACCATGCAACGATTGTCCATGGAGGAACAGACGAACATAGCCATTGTTGCTGTGCATTCATGTCGATTGGGCAGAACGCACCATCGAGTGCATATCCTAGCCTTTCGCTAATTCCTAGCGGGATTGTATTGTAGACGTGGTTGTGTTCAGTCAGCCACAAATAATGTCCTGGCTGACGAATGCACCCGAAATAGAAAATACACTCGCTCATTTCGCGCCCTCGTCTTCCATGGCCTCGATTTGCAGCTTGCACGAGTAACAGGCTGAGTCGTCGCGGTTCTGGCGGACTTCGGCGCTGCCTTGTGCGCCGCAGATTGCTGCGGCCTGAGCCCGTGCGGCTGCGTAGCCTTCGGCTCGGGCGTCGGACTTAATCTTGGCTATGTCGCTTGGAGTTACGTATTCTTTTTTCATCCCTCAACAACCTACTCGGTGATTTTTACGAGACGGAAAGACTTGGTCCCATTGTACCCATCGGCCTTGTGACGAACCACCTAGGGCCTTGTCGCTGCCTGATGCAGTGTTCTTCCGACCACGCGAACGATGCTCTTGAAGACGGAACAACAGGCCCGAACCGTCGCAATTAGACAGCATAAAATTGCCAATGACTATTCGGAACTTCACTTCCCGTCCTCCTTTGGTTGTTTGGAGGCACAAACAGGAACAACCCACGTTCTAATTGGAAAGTGGAGCCTTTCGCCGCCAAGCCCTTCATGCATCAATGTATCGCAGACAGCTTGCGCCTGTGCTTCTGTGTCGTGACGATCAACTGTGTTGTTCTCTCCTTCGCCGCTGATGTTGCGAACAACACCTTTCGGCCACTCAGCCCATGATTGCCAATAATCAGCCTCAGTGTTCATAAGGAAACGACGGCCCATGACGCAGGTTCAGCAGTTCGGTGCATGATTATGGTGTTCCAAAGATTCTTTTGTAACAGGTAATCCAATTGGTCTTGATATCGTCCTGAGCCTGCTTCAAGTCGAGCTTTCCGGAGCATACAAGGACATTCATTCGATTCTCTACCCGATCCTTCATGTGCGCGTTCCATGGGCCATTGTAAGGCTCCGGCCAAAGGTTTTCAAATACGTCAGCGCCACCAACTTCACGTGGGACAAGGTGATCAACTTCGTAAAGCCTGTGTTGACTCCACGGAATGCCATAGGCAGCGAACACTTTCTTTTTTAGCGCCTCGTCAACATGCCGCTCGTCCTTTCCCCATTTGGTTGACTTGATGATTGCCAGTGTGATTTCTGGACGCG